AAGATAAAAACTGTAATGGCAGAGACGATTTTAGTGAATTTATAGATAGAATATACAAAAGAATATAGTTCCTGTCTTAATAGTTTATTAAAATAAGTTAAAAATTACGTTATATAATAAAGATTGATTAAACAATAAAATATCAATTATGGATAATAGAAAAAACAATGGTGGCGTAAGACAAGGTGCAGGGAGACCTAAAAAAGCAGACGAACTAAAGCTGATTGAAAAACTTGATGCCTTAATAGATAATGATGAAGTAATTAAAACTTTAGGTAAACAAATATTAAAAGGGGACAGCAGGGCTATGAATCTATATTTCGGTTATAGATATGGCAAACCTAAAGAATCTGTAGATATATCTTCAAGTGACGGCTTTAATGTAAACTTTAGAGACCTAATCAAATTTAAGTGATTGAAATAAATAAAAAGTATGCTCCTATTGCTGAATCAGATGGGAGGTACTTTATTGTAACTGGAGGACGTGGGTCTGGCAAATCATTCTCCATAAACCTCTTATTAGTTCTTTTAACTTATGAAGCTGGGCATACTATACTGTTTACTCGTTACACTTTATCTTCTACTTATATTTCTATTATCCCTGAATTTATTGAAAAACTTGAACTGCTTAAAATATTTGATGACTTTCATATCACAAAAGATGAAATAAGAAATAAGCGTTCTGGAAGCAAGATAATTTTTAAAGGTATCAAAACATCAAGTGGAGATCAAACAGCTAATCTAAAGTCATTACAAGGCGTTACAACGTTTGTATTAGATGAAGCAGAAGAACTTACTAATGAAGATACATTTGACAAGATAGATTTGTCAGTAAGACAACAAGGCAAACATAATAGAGTGATACTAATACTAAACCCTACAACTAAAGAACATTGGATATATAAAAGATTCTTTGAAGATAAAGGAATCCAAGAAGGCACAAATGAATCAAAAGATAATATCACTTACATACACACTACCTATTTAGACAACTTAAAGAACCTATCAGAAAGTTATATAAACCAAATAGAGAACATTAAACAACGCAGACCAGAAAAATATAAACATCAAATGCTCGGAGGGTGGCTTAATAAAGCAGAGGGTGTTATATTAACTAACTGGTCAATAGGAGAATTTAAAAAAGTAGGCGTTAGTGTATTTGGTCAAGACTTTGGATTTAATGACCCTAACACATTAGTAGAAACTAATATAGATACAACAAGAAAGATTATTTATCTAAAAGAATGTTTTTACTTGAATGGTTTAACAACAACAGAAATAGCACGTTTAAATATGAAACACGCTACAGACAATTTAATAATTGGAGATGCAGCAGAAAAAAGATTGATCTATGAATTAAAACAAAAAGGATGTAATATAGTTTCTTCAATAAAAGGAGCTGGTTCTATAACTTATGGAATATCATTATTACAAGATTATGATTTAATAGTAGACGAACAAAGCATAAATTTAATCAAAGAACTAAACAACTACAGTTGGCTTGAGAAGAAATCTAACACACCAATAGATAAACATAATCATCTTATTGATGCAATTAGATATGCAGTAAGTTATCAGCTTCAAAATCCTAATAGGGGTAAATATTACATACAATAACTAAACAAGGGTAAATGGAATGTAAAAAATGTAAACAGACAATGACAATATATTCAGGTAAAGACAACAAGGACTACTACTACTGTAGGGAGTGTGATATTATAGAGTTTGAATAAACTTTATTAAATATTTTGTTAATTAAATAAATAGTTGTATATTGCAGTATAATTGCAATGAAGCAGTTATATAAACAAAACAAAATGAATAAATTAAAACTTAACGAAATTAAAAATTTAAGTAGTAGTAGTGTAAAAATAGCACACTTAACTTTAACAATGGAATCAATCCATTTTGAACACGATTTAACTTTTAAGTTGTCGACTGCAGGTACTAACATAAGAATTGAGAGTAGTCATTTAACAAGAGAATTAAATCATTTAATAGAATGGTTAAATCAGTCATCAGAAAATGAAGATAATTTAAGAAGTAATGAATCTGAAATTATATTATTTGCAAGAGATATGATTAAATGTAACGAACAGTTAAAAGAAATTAAAACTTTATAATAACAACAGGGAGTGTAAAAGCTCCCTTTTTAATACTTAACAAATGGCAGTAAATAAAATAAAATTAGAAGATAAATTTAAAATTATAGATGTTGAAACAACTTTAAAAATGTTAATACAACACGCAGATTTAAAACCTCATCACAAAGACTGGGCATTAACATCTTATAAAAACATTTTAGACTTTAAACATCAAAACGATATACTATGAAAAAAAGACAGTATAGATCAAATCAAGGGCGTAATCCTAAAAGGGAAGAAGCTATGTTTAACACAATCAAAGTAGCATTTGTATTATTAGTTATTGCTACTATTGTAAATTTAATTTTATCATAATGAAATACTATTACGAAGATAACGGAAACAGAAGATATTACATTGCAAAGAAAATATCTAAAAAACAAAACAAAGAAACATTTTTAAAGGTTGCAGGTTATGCAGCTATTGGCTGGGCAGTATTTTATATTGCATTGTTTTTTTTCTTACATTTGTTAGAAATGGCAGTATGAGAAACAAAATACAGAACATACAAGATTTAGAATACAGTAACAATCAAATATTAATTGGAGAACTAATTAAAAAATGGTTAAAGGCAAAACCTAAAAACAAAGAGGTTCTAAAATTAAGAGATGCGTTTATTGATAATTCAATTTACGTTGCAGGTTTACAAAATGATCTTACAGCTTCTAAAATGGCTAATAGTGAATATAGAGAAAGAATGAATGAAGCCTTGTATGATTTAGAATTAATAAAAGAAGAAAATAAATATTATAGTGAGTGACTATATAATTGAGTTGTTTTGTTTGGAAAAAGGGTGTTAGAAATAGCACCTTTTTTTTTATACTAAAATCCTACTTTAATTACGTTATATAAGTATGAAAGCTAATATAAACGTTCCTAACGAACTTAATGAGATTACACTAAAGCAATATCAAAGGTTCTTAAAAGCTCAAGACAAAGCAAAGGATAATAACTTCATACAGACTAAAATGATAGAGATATTTTGTAGGGTAAAACCTCAAGATGCTCTTAACATAAGATTGTCAGATGCAGAACGTATTACAAGAATAATATCAGATATGTTTGAACAGAAGCCTGATTTAGTACAGTCCTTCTGGCTTAACAATGTAGAGTATGGTTTTGTTCCTGATCTTGATGAAATTACATTAGGAGAATATATTGACCTTGATACTTATATGGGAGACTGGGATAATATAGAAATAGCAATGAATGTACTATACCGACCTATCAAACAAAAACTGGGAAACAAGTATTTAATAGAGGACTATGACCCTGATAAAAAAGACAGAATTACTACAATGCCTATGGATGCTGTATTCGGTTCTATACTTTTTTTTTATCGTTTAGGGATAGAATTATCGAAAACTATGATGAATTATTTGGAGAACAAGGAGGAGAAACAACTTCTGGACGTGCTGGATTTGCAAAAAAGTGGGGATGGTATTCGAGCCTTTACGGACTCGCTGGAGGAGATATTACAAGATTTGAAGATATCACAAAATTAGAAATGCATAAATGTTTAATGATGTTAGCATTTATGAAAGACAAAAACGAATTAGAATCGAAACAAATAAAAAGTAAGTTTAAATGAGCCAACAAGGAATAAGGGGATTTTACCAATTAACTGAAACAATAAAAGACCAGCTTTTAGCTGACATAAATTGTAATACAGTAACTACAGGAGACCTATATGATGTTAACCTTAACAAGCAAGACATATTCCCTCTTGCTCACATTATAGTCAACAACGTAACACAAGAAGAACAAACGCTTACGTTTAACATAAGCATTCTTGCAATGGATATTGTAGATCAATCTAAATTACCAACAGAAGATAGGTTTATAGGAAACAATAATGAACAAGATATACTTAACACACAATTAGCAGTATTAAATAAAGTAATACAAGTTTTAAGAATGGGTACTTTATACAAAGACCAATATCAATTAGATAGTCCTGTAAATTGTGAACCATTTTATGATAGGTTTGAAAACCAATTAGCAGGATGGACTGCAACAATGGATATTGTAATTTATAACGATATAAGAATCTGTTAATGAACTTTGAAAATATAAATAAGGCTCTTAATGATTTTGGAAGGTATGTTGTGCAACAAGCCAGAACAAGACTGACTAAAAACAAACAAGGAGGAGGAGCATTATATGAATCAATAAGATACACATTAGATGAAGAACAAAAAGGATTTATACTTGACTTCTATATGGAAGATTACGGTATATTTCAAGATCAAGGTGTTAAGGGTGCTAATCCTGCATTAATAAAAGGAGGCAGACAAAAAGCTCCTAACAGTAAGTTTAGTTATAAACAAAAGATGCCACCAATGCAACCTTTAAGAGACTGGGCACAAAGAAAGAATATAAGATTTAGAGATAAAGAAGGTAAATTTAAAAAAGGAAGTTATAAGAGTATGGCATTTGTATTACAGAGAAGTATATACGCACAAGGATTTAAACCTACATACTTTTTTACTAAACCATTTGAAGCAGCTTTTAAAAGACTGCCAGAAGAATTAGTAAACGACTTTATATTAGATATAGAAAAAGGAATAATATTAGGAACAAAAAAATAAACAATGGCAGCAATAGCATTAAGAAGTCCACAATATAAATATATAACTGCAGGAGCTAATTCAGCTTATGCAATATGTACAATTACAATAGGAGGTTCACTAAAGTATACGTTAAGGAAAGAAGTTGCACCAAATGAAGTAGCTCTTTTTGAAATAGCAGAATTATGCAGAGATTTTTTAGATATAACTTTTGACGGAACATATACTGCTCAAACATTAACAATAGTTACAGCTATAAACGCTTATACTGGAAGTGATAGTCTAGTTAATGGCACACAATGGACTGACATAGGATATGATGCTTATGGAACATTTATGGAGGGGGATAATCCTACCGTGCCTTTTACAAGTTTACCAAACACTTTATTTGAAAGAGAACCATATCCAGCAGCAGATGCAGAAATATATGTACCTGTTGGTTACGCAGGTGTTGTTGCTGGTATTACAACGGCAGGTGTTATGAATTATTATTCTTATACTTCTAATCAATCAGAAATTATAGGAACTACAATGGGGGTTAGAGTTAATATAAATAGAATAGATTGTACTAAATATGGGGATGGTCATAAAATTACATTTGTAAATAAATTTGGAGCATTACAAGATATTTGGTTTTTTTTAAAAACAGTTTATACTACTTCTAAAAAACAACAGCAATTTCAAAGAAATATAATTTCATCAACAGGAACTTATAGTGTTAATCAACATACTAAACAAGTTTTTAATACAACAGCAAGTCAAAAATTTACATTAAGTTCTGGATATTATCCTGAATGGTGCAATCAATGGTTTGAACAATTAATGTTATCAGAAAAAGTTTGGCTTACAAGAAATAAATTATATAACAGAATAGACCAAACTGAAGTAGTTCCTGTTAATGTTACAAAAAGCAGTATGGTGCAAAAGACATCATTAAATGATAAATTAATAGAATACACATTTGACTTTGAATTATCAGCAGATTATATAAATAACATTAGATAATGCAAAAACTACAACTATATATTAATAATCAAAGAGTAGATTTGTTTAAAGATGAACAGGTTTCATTTAATCAATCTATTCAAAACATAAAAGACCCTGCAAAAATATTTACAGAATTTAGTCAAACGTTTACCATACCAGCTTCTAAAATTAACAATCAAATTTTTCAACATTATTACAACTATGATATTGTAGATGGATTTGATGCAAGAAACAAAGTAGATGCTTTAATCGAATTAAATAACATTACGTTTCAAAGAGGTTATGTAAAATTAACTGGAACAGAATTAAAAAACAACAGAATATATTCATACAAAATTACATTCTTTGGTAAAACTGTTAATTTAAAAGATGTTTTAGGAGATGACAAACTTGGTGTTTTAGATGATTTAGACCAATACAAATTAGATTATAGTGCAGGTTTAATAAAATCAAGATTACAAAGTCCTTCTGGAGCAATATTATGTCCTTTAATTACTTCAGGTGCAAGTGGAGTTGAGTCAAGATTATTTTATAATTCTGATAATTCAAAACATTTAGACGATACAGGAAACTTATATTATCATACAGGAAGCTCTCACGATCACGGTGTTTTATGGTCAGACTTAAAATATGCTATAAGAGTTTATGAAATTATAGAAGCAATAGAAAACCAACCTAACTACGATATAACTTTTACTCGTGATTTTTTCAGTACAACAAATACAGAATTTTATAATCTTTATTTATGGTTACATAGAAAAAAAGGAAGTGTAGAACCTGCTGTACAAGTTACTACATATCCAACTTTAATTGATGCTTTCCCTTTGTCAGGATTAAACAATAGAACAACTAATGTTACTGGTTCTGCTATAATAATAAACGAAGGACTTTTGCCTACTATACAACAAGATTTAACTTTAACTACAGGTTCAAGCACACCTTATGATGTGACAATAAATCGTAATAATACTTTATTTGCACAATTTACAGGAAACGTAGGAACAAAAACTTTTAATAAATCTCAAATAGGAACTATGGATGCTGCTGTTTATACAGTAATAGTTAGTATTTCAGACCCTTTAGGTTTAACTTTTTCAAGTATAAAATGGGAATTTTCAGGTTATGATGGTCAGACTTGGACAGATACTTACGATACAAGTACATTCCAATTATACGCTACATTTGAATTTATAATTACAGAACAAATACCTGATATTAAAATAATAGATTTTCTTACGGGTTTATTTAAGATGTTTAATCTAACTGCTTACTATGTTAGTAATGCGCAGGATGCAGATTATGGTAAAATAAGAGTTGAAAAATTAGACAACTTTTATGCAACAGGAACAAGTTATGATATTAGTGAATATGTAGATACGCAAACAGGTCAAGTTAATGTGGCTTTACCATATAAAGAAATAGAGTTTGGTTATGAAGGTACTGGAACTTTCCTTGCATTACAATACGAACAACTACAAAATAAAAGCTGGGGTGCAGAACAATTTAAAGGAAATTCAACAGTAGGAAATAATTTTGATGCTCCTAACCCTGTTTATAAAATAACACTTCCTTTTGAACATATGCAATTTGAAAGATTAGTAGATGCTAACGCTTCTGGAATCGGAACTACTGATGTACAATGGGGATATTTTGTAGATGATAATCAAGAGGCATATATTGGAAAACCATTATTATTTTATCCAATACAAATAACAAGTGGAACTGAAATATCATTTAGGACAGATTCAACTAATCATTCTCCTATAACTAATTATATTATACCAAGTAATAGTTTATCATTAAGTTCTTCAACAAGTACAAAAAACATAAATTTTTATTTAGAAATAAATGAATATACATTAGATACAACATTTACAGGAACTTTATTTGAAGAAAATTATTTAAGATATATACAAAACATTTTTAATGGTAAAAGAAGATTAACTAATATAAAAGCAGATTTACCTTTAAATATTATTAAAAACCTAAAAATGAATGATAAGGTTACTATTAATAATCAAGATTATATCATTAATACTTTACAAACCAATTTAATTACAGGCAAAAGTAATCTTGAAATAATAAACGAACTTGAATCAGATAGTTTTGCTATAAGTATGTATTATAATGCAACAGGAACTTCTTGTTCAAGCGATTCAGGTAGAACTTTAGTTACTGTTTATTCAGATACTTCAAGCATAGTATTTGGAACTCAAAACGTTATACAAACTATAGGTAAAATATACGCTAATAAAGAACTAACTGTTTTTGCAGATAGTGGGAATTATAGTAATGTTGGAGGTAGTAAATATGACAGGTGGAACAAAATAGCTTACACACCTACTGCTCCGTCTTTGTTGTTAGAAGGTTGGTGGCAGTCAGAATTTGAAAATGCTACAGGAGAATATCCTAAAGGATGTGGTTCTTAAAATAAAATTATGATAAAAAATATATTAGAGTTACTAAAGATCGTAGACGGAGAAACAGAAACAATTAGAATTGCACAAGGCAAATATAAATTAGCTGAAACCTTTAAAGAAGGATTTAAACAAATTAAAAAAGAAATAAAATGGCAGAAGTAATACAAGTCCAATTAGATATAGAAACTAAAAAAGCAGAAAAAGGTGTTGATAACCTAACTGATGAAATAGTTAATCTTAATAAAGAAGTCAAAAAAGGAAATGAAGAAACTGCTAAAGGTTTAAAAGGTGTTGAAAAAGCATCTGATAAAACGGCTGGAGGTGTTAAGAAAATAGGAAGTGCATTAAAAGCTGTAGGTATAGGGCTTGTAGTTGCTGCTTTTGCAAAGTTTACAGAAGTTCTAAACGAAAACCAAAAAGTAGCTGACTTTTTTTCTATTACGTTTGAAACATTGTCATTAGCTTTTAACGACTTGTTTAATTTTATATTTGACAATACTGCTGGTATTACAAATTTCTTTAAAGCAGCGTTTGATGACCCTATACAAAATATGATTGATTTTGGTGTTGCTATTAAAAACAATATAATTGAAAGAATACAATCTTCTATAGATACATTAGGGTTTTTAGCAGAAGCAGTAATGAAAGTATTCAAAGGAGATTTTGCAGGTGCATTAGATTCAGCTAAAAATGCAGGTAAAGAATTAGTAGATGTTGTTACAGGTGTTGATGATTCATTTGACAAAACAGTAGAAGCAGTAGATAAAGTTGTTACTGCTACTACAAATTATGTAAAAGAAACTGTCGAAGCTGCAACTGCAAATGTTAATCTTGCTAAAACAGCAGAATTGGCAGCAGTACAAAATCAAGGATTAATCGAGAAGTATGACCTACAAGCAGAAACATTAAGACAAGTAAGGGATGAAGAAAGAAATACTATAGCTGAAAGAAAGAAAGCAAATGATGAATTGAATGCTGTATTAGATGAACAAGAAAAAGCAATGTTAGCTAATGCAAATGCTATACTTGCTGCAGCTCAAGCACAATTTGACAAAAACGATAGTGACCAAAATCAAATAGCATTAATAGAAGCACAAAACGAATTGTTAGCAGTACAGGCTACTGTTGCAGGTTTTAGATCAGAACAGAAAGCAAATGATTTAGCATTAGACAGAGAACAGAAAGAATTAAATCAATCTATAAGTGATGCAGAAGCAGAAAGAAATAAAGCACAATCTGAATTTACAGCAGAACAAATAGAAAACGATTATTTAAGATTACAGGCTCAATTAGATATTGCACAAAAAGAAGGGGAAATAGAATCACAAAGATTAACAGAAAAAAGAGATCAATACAAAGAAGGAACACAAGCGTATGTAGATGCTAACAACGAACTATTAGCATATCAACAAGAAAATGCAAATCAACAAGTAGCTATAGAGAAAGATTTAAATAAATCTAAAAAAGAATTAACCACACAAGCCTTAACAGATATTGCAAGTATTGTAGGTAAAAATTCAAAGTTTGGTAAAGCTATAGCAATAGTACAGGCTATTAGAGATACTTATGCAGGTGCTACAAAGGCATTGGCTCAAGGAGGTATATTTGGATTTATTGGTGCAGCAGCAGTTACTGCAGCAGGTATTGCAAACATAAAAACAATAACATCAACACCAGACCCAACACCTCCAGCAGGAGCATCAGTAGGTGGTGGTTCTCCTGTTCCTCCAACACCAGCAACACCTCCTGCATTTAATGTAGTAGGTCAAGGAGCAACAAGTCAGTTGGCAGATGCATTAGGAACACAAGCACAAGAACCAGTCAGAGCATACGTTGTAAGTAATGATGTAACAACTGCACAAGGGCTTGAAAGAAATATTGTTGAAGGAGCTACTATATAAATGCAAAATTTTTAATCAATAACGTTATATAAAATATGAAGATAGTCGAATTAATACTTGACGAAAATCAAGATGCTTCTGGAATTGAAGCAATATCCATAGTTGAAAATCCTGCCATAGAAGAAGATTTTGTTGCTTTAAAAAGTAATGAAGTGAAACTTGCAGAAATAGATAAAGAAAAAAAGATATTAATGGGAGCTTTGTTAATACCAAACAAGCCTATATATCGAAATAATGGAGAAGATGAATATTATATATACTTCTCTAAAGATACGGTATTGAAAGCATCCCAAATGTATTTGACAAAAGGTAATCAAAACAATTCAACATTAGAACACCAACATTCATTAAGTGGTTTAAGTTTAGTAGAATCTTGGCTTGTTGAAGATGAAGTACACGACAAGTCCAGAAAGTATGGTATGAATGTACCTGTAGGTACTTGGATGGGAGCTGTAAAAGTTAACAATGATGAAGTCTGGAATGACTATGTTAAAACAGGTAAAGTCAAAGGGTTTTCTATAGAAGGCTACTTTGCAGATAAAATGGAACGTCCAAAAGAATCAATAAAAGAAGATATGTCAGAAAAACAAGCAGACTTACTATTAAGTCAAATAGAAAAAATCGTTAAAGGCGAAAAAGTTGAATTAGCTGAAAGCGTAATACAATTACTTAAATATCATAAAGGCGTAGAAATATTTTCAGAAAACATTAATATAGATATAAAGGAAATTGATTCAGCAAAAAATAGTTTAGAAGTAGATTTAAAAGATTTAATGTCAGATATGGAAAAACTTGCTAAAGGTATAAATTCTGCTGATACTGCTGCTAAATTATTAGGTATGTCAGTTAGTGAAATACCAAATTATAATAAAGCTATACAAGCAGCAAAATTAGGATTTAAACAAGAAGCAAAAGCAAAAAGATATTTAAAATAAAATTATGAGTAAGCATATAAACAAAATATTCAGTATGATTCAAACTGAATTAAAATCAGAAAAAGTTGAATTAGGTGTAGACGATTATAATAAATTTTTAAAAGAATTATTAACTATTGATAAAGATTTAAGAAATGAAGTTGGAAATTATGTTTCACTAAAAAATAAAATTATAGCTATAAGAAAAAATGTGAGCAAATTAAGTTTTAAAGCATCAGGAATATTAAAAGAAAGTGAAAAACTTGCTACACAAGATTTAAAAAAAGCTAAAGAATTAGGAGTTAATGCAAATATAATTACAAAACCATTTCAGCAAATTAAAAAAGATGTTAATGATATTGAGAAAAAAGCTGAAAGAGTTATCCAACAAACTGGAAAAATTAGATAATTAAATGCCTAAAAAAACATTTTTTCCAAGTCATTCAAGTCCTAAAGGTTCAAGACGTGCTTGTTTATGTAAAGACAAAAATACTTATTCAAGAAAGTGTTGTGATGGCTCTTTATGGGCGCAAGGCATAGGAGTTATATCAAGAACAATATGAAAATGCAAAAAAATTAATTAACCACGTTATATATATAATTATGAAATCAACTGAAATGTTAAACCAAATCAAGACGCTTCTAAATATAGAGGTTAAACTTGAAGAACAAAAACTTGATAACGGTACTCGTGTAGAAGCAGAGTCGTTTGAAAAAGGTAAAGAGATATTTATTCTTACAGATGACGAAAAAGTTGCTATGCCAGTAGGCGAATACCTACTTGAAGATGGCAGACTTGTAGTTGTTGCAGAAGAAGGAATTATTGATGACGTTAGAGAAGTATCTGACGAAGTTCCACAAAAGGAAGAAGAATCTAAAGACGAAACAGAAGATTTAGAGTACAAAGACAAAGAAGAAAAAATGGATGAAGAAGCTGATGTACAAGACTGGGAAGGTATGGAAAAAAGAATTAAAAATCTTGAAGATGCTATTGCTGATCTTAAATCTAAAGTCGGAGAAAAAAATATGGAAAAAGAAGTTGAAATGGAAGAAGAAGTTTCAAGACAACCTAAATCCAGAACAGTTAAAGAAGAATTTAACGAAGAAGTAAACGAGCAATTGAAGGAAGAATTATCACAACCTGCTGCTGCTCCAATTAAACATAATCCTGAATCAGGAAATACAAAAAAAGAACATTTTAGAATTTCGCCAAATAGAAAGCCTTCTACAATGGACTATATATTAAATCAATTAAATAAATAAAAATAAATAATTATGCCACAACCAACTATTACTACTACTTATGCTGGAGAATTTGCAGGTAAGTACATTGCTGCTGCTCTTTTGAGTGGTAACACATTAAGTCAGGGTGCTATCGAAATTAAGCCTAACATTAAGTTTAAAGAAGTTATGAAAAAAGTTGTTACTTCTGGTTTAATTACAGATGACTCGTGTGACTTCACATCTGCTGGTTCTGTAACACTTACAGAAAGAATTATCCAGCCAGAACAATTTCAAGTAAATCTTGAATTATGTAAAACACCTTTTGAATCAGACTGGGGAGCTGTATCTATGGGATATTCTGCTTTTGATAACCTACCTCCTGATTTTTCAAGTTTCTTAATTGCTCACGTTGCAGAACAAGTATCTGCTTCAACAGAAAACAATATCTGGCAAGGAAATCTTGGTGGTGCTGTAGCTGGAGAATTTGATGGATTCACAACTTTAGCTACTGCTGATGCTGACGTTATTGATGTTGCTGCTGTAGGTGGTGGTGTTAATTCTGGAAACGTAATTGCTGAACTTGGAAAAATCGTTGATGCAATTCCATCTACTTTATATGGTAAAGACGATTTACACATTTACGTTTCACAAAACATTGCTAAAGCATATGTTAGAGCTTTAGGAGGATATGCTGCTATAACTAACGTTGCAGGAACTGAAAATGTAGGTTCTGTAGGAGCAAATGGTATTGACAACAGAGGTACACTTTGGTATGCTGGAGGAGAAAATCTTTCTATTGACGGTGTGAAAATCTTTGTTGCTAATGGTTTACCAAACAATTATGCAATGGCTGCTCAAAGAAGTAACCTTTACTTTGGAACTGGATTAATGTCTGACTACAATCTTGTAAAATTGATTGATATGGCTGATATTGACGGAAGTAAAAACGTAAGAGTTATTATGAGATTTACTGCTGGAGTTCAATACGGAATAGGAAGCGAGATCGTTCTTTATTCTTAATAAATAAAATTAACCAAAAATAAGGGTAGGTGGGGATAACCTACTTACCCTTTTTTTATAAAATAAAATATAAACTATGGCTTGTACATTAAACACAGGGAGAAAGTTACCTTGTAAAAGTGCCTTCGGTGGCATAAAAACAGTTTGGTTTGGAGACTTCGGAGGTATTACTGGTGTCACTGTAGATTCTTCTACAAAACAAGTAACAACTATCGCAGGAACACAACCTGACTGGTATCAATTTGATGTAAAGGGTAATTCTTCACTTGAAACTACTGTAACAAGTTCAAGAGAAAATGGAACTACTTTTTATACACAAACTTTAAATTTAACACTTACATTCCTTGATGCTAAAACTCAAGCAGAATTACAACAGATTGCAGTTGCAAGACCTTACGTTTGTGTTGAAGATTATTACGGAAATCAATTCTTATGTGGACTTGAAAACGGAATGGAGTTTGTTTCAGGAACAGTAGTTTCTGGAGCTGCAGCAGGAGATTTATCAGGATTCACTTTAGTAATGGAAGGACAGGAAGAATTAGCTCCTTACTTTTTAGATTCAGGATTGATTGTTGCAGACGCAACACAAATTGAACCTAACTAATATTTATTGATATTAAAAATTAAGCATCCTTCGGGGTGCTTTTTTTTTGCCTTAACATTTTCACAAAATAACTTATTTATTACGTTATATATAAAATGATTGTATTAAAGACTACTACTTCGTCTCAAGCGTTTGAAATCATACCAAGAGAGTATGGTTCACAATTTACTTTGTCTATTACAGATGACAGTACTAATGTAACGCAAATTTATGAAGTTTCTAATGCTATAACATCTGGTAATTATTTGACGTTTAGTCAAGCATTTAGTCCTGTTTTAGTTGAAGGTCATTTTTACGATTTAGAATTATATACAGACCCTAATTTTTGGAATACTAATTATTTTTTATGGGAAGTTTATAATGAATTTTGGAATGTAGATACAACAAACATTGTAGATATATTTAAAGACAAGATTTTCTGTACAGACCAAGAAATAGATCAAATGGATAATTTATACTATAACATCAATCAAGGTCAATACATAACAGACAATTCTTATAATAATGATTACATTGTAATATGAAAAATAGAAAAAGAAATAGTTTAGGTCAATTTGTTAAAGAATCTAAATCCGAAATTAGTTTTGTTAATTTAAGCACCTATACAAGTCCAGAAGTGACAGAAGTTCCAAACCAAGAATGGGTAGGTTATGGAGAAGATAACAATTACTTTCAATTTTTAATAGACAGATACAATGGAAGTCCTACAAACAATGCCTGTATTAATGGTATAAGTCAACAAATCTACGGTAAAGGTTTAGGAGCTACTGATTCTAACAGAAAACCAGAGCAGTATGCAGAAATGATTACATTATTTAAAAAGGATATTGTAAGAAAACTATGTTATGATCTAAAACTAATGGGTCAATGTGCAATGCAAATAATTTATTCTAAAGACAGAACTAAAATTGCTCAAATAGAACATATGCCTATTGAAACATTAAGGGCAGAAAAATGTAATGAAGATGGAGATATACCAGCATACTATTATTTTAAAGATTGGTCTAAATTAAAACCAAGTGATAAGCCATTAAGAATACCAGCTTATGGAATGTCAAAAGAAAACATAGAAATATATTACATAAAACCTTATAAATCAGGCTTTTACTACTATGCACCAGTAGATTATCAGGGTGGCATACAATATGCAGAGCTTGAGGAGGAGATCAGTAACTATCATTTAAACAATATAATGAATGGTTTAAGTCCTTCAATGCTTATAAATTTCAATAATGGAACACCCAATCCACAAGAAAGAGAACTAATAGAGCAACGTATTGCACAAAAATTTAGTGGAACAAGTAATGCAGGTAAATTTATATTATCATTTAACGACAATAAAGAAGCACAAGCAGAAATAACACCTGTTCAATTATCAGATGCTCACAATCAATACCAATTCTTAAGTGACGAATCACAAAGTAAAGTATTAGTAGCTCATAGGGTAGTAAGTCCTATGCTTTTAGGTATAAAAGACAATACAGGTCTTGGAAACAATGCAGATGAAATAAAGACAGCATCCTTGCTTATGGATAACACCGTTATAAGACCGTTTCAGGAACTTTTAATAGATTGCTTTGACAACATACTCGCTTACAATAATATAGCCTTAAACCTATACTTTATTACGTTACAGCCATTAGAATTTACTGACGTTGACAGAAGTGTACAGACAGATGAAGAAATAGAAGAAGAAACTGGAATAAAAATGTCTACTGATCTTAAAGAAATAGACGGATTTGAGGTTTACGAAACTAAAGAAGAAGCAGAAGAACAAGCAGAAAAAATGGGATGTTCTGGTCATCACGAACACAAAGAAGGAGATAAGGTTTGGTATATGCCTTGTGAATCACACGATGAAATTGACTTAAAAAAACCTTGTCAAGCTGGATATGAACAATATGGAATGAAAGTTAAGAACGGTAGGTTAGTGCCTAATTGTATTCCGATTAAAATGTCAAGCGAACTTGGAGAAGTTATTTTAGAAAATTTAAAAGGCGAAGTAATAAATGACGAATGGGAACTTGTAGACGAATTACAAGAAGGCTCTGACATAAGCAATGAGGACTGGGCTAATATATGTATTGATGAAAAAAAGAGTTTGTTTCAACAATTAAAAGATGAAATTACTGCTAAACCTGATGGCTTTAGTTATTTAGATTCTAAAAACTATAAGATTAGATATAAGTATGTAGTAGGTTCTAAAAAACCAAGTAATTCAACAAGAGATTTTTGTGAAAATATGATGCGTTTATCTAAATCAGGTATTGTTTATAGATTAGAAGATATTGACAAAGCGTCAAGAGAAGGAGTTAACAAAGAATTAGGACATAAAGGCAAAGCATACGATTTGTTCAAATTCAAGGGTGGCATTTATTGTAGACATAAATGGATGCGTCAATTATATAGACTAAAAGCAAACACTAAACCATCTAAAGATTTAAGTGATTACAAGAAAACAAGAACAATACCTAAAACTTATATTAAGAATCCAAGAGGGACTAAACAATCACAAATAGCACCAGTTAATATGCCTAATCAAGGAGCATACCCAAAATAGAAAATTATGGCAACAGCATTATTTATAAATAGAACCGATTTAGTTAGAAATTCCATAATAGATGGCAACGTAGATACTGATAAATTTATACAGTTTATCAAGATAGCTCAAGAAATAGATATACAAAACTATACAGGTACAGACTTATACAATAAAATATCTACATTAATTGCTAATGGAGAAATTGATGACGTAGCTAATGCTAAATACAAAACATTACTTAACACATATTTACAGCCAATGTTGATATGGGCAGCTCAAGTATATTATATTCCATTTGCAAGTTATGCTATAAAAAATGGTGGTGTCTTTAAACATAGATCAGAAACAAGCGAAACAGTAAGTAAAAACGAAGTAGATTATTTAGTAGACAAAGCTCGTGAATTTATGGAATATTATTCAAGACGTTTTATTGATTTTATGTCGTTTAATCAATCAGACTATCCTGAATACACAAGTAACACAAATGACGACATTTATCCTGACTATGATGCATTATTTAATGGCTGGGTATTATGAGATATAAACCAAAACAAAAAAATATAGAAAAACTGAAAACGTTTTTAAAGAAACAAGAAATAAAAAATAAAAAATATGGCAAGTCTATTTAACACAAGAATATCAGATACTTATTCAGGTTTAATCAAAACTATTGATAATGCTGCTTTAACTTCAAGTTTAAAAGAGCTAACAGACGGTTCAGGATTAGCAAGTGGGGTATTTATGAATACAGCAGGAGATTTTAAAGTTACTGCTATATTAGAATTTGGCTCTTTAAAAGATACAGGCGAAAATATAATTATAAGCAAGTTTGTAGATGCTGCAGATGGCGTTTTAAACAACGATAACGACACTTCAATCCCTACAACTGCTGCTATTATAGATTATGTACAAGGACACGTTACATTACAGGATTTAGACTTTGAAGGAGATACTGGAAATGGTTCTGTAGATTTAGATTCACAATTATTAGACATTGCTGGAACTGCAAATCAAATTACAACAGTAGCATCAAACCAAACATTAACAATTTCTTTTAATTCAAGTGGTGTTGTTCTGCCTGACGGATCAACTGCAACTACACAAACACAAGGAGATAATTCTACAAAGGTTGCTACAACTGCATATGTAGACATATTAGATGCAGCTTCTGATTTAGATTTTTCTGGTGATAGTGGAACAGGAGATGTAAACCTTAACACACAAACATTTGCCGTAACAGGAACTGCAAATCAAATAACAACTGCAGCTTTGGGTCAAGGATTAAGTTTAAGTTTACCTGCAACAGTACATAGAGACTTACAAGGAAACGTAACAGGTAACGTTACAGGAGACTTAACAGGAAATGTAACTGCAACATCTGTATTAGCTAATGGTGTTACTGCAACAACACAAGCATCAAGTGACGATTCAACAAAAGTAGCGACAACTGCTTATGTAAAAGGTTTAAACAATGCAAGTGATTTAGATTTTACAACAGATTCAGGAAGTGGTGCAGTAGTTTTAAATTCAGAAACGTTTAGTGTTTTAGGAACAACTAATGAAATAGAAACATCAGGTTCTGGTCAGGCAGTAACAATAGGTTTACCAAGTACAGTAAATGTAAATGTAACTGGTAATCTTACAGGAAATGTTACTGGAAACGTGACAGGGAATGTTACTGGAAATGTAACTGGAGATTTAACAGGAAACGCAGATACAGCTACAGCTTGGGAAACTGCAAGGGATTTATCTTTAACAGGTCAAGCAACAGGTACAATATCAAGTGTAGACGGAACAGGAAATGTAAGTGGTGCAGTAACATTAGACAATAATTCAGTAACAAGTAAAGTATTAACAGGATTAACTTCTCCTTCTGCAAGTTCTGTTTTAGCAACAGATACAATAGTTGAAGGATTTGGTAAACTACAATCACAAGTAAATGGATTAGCAGGTGGTTTAAGATTTATGGGTTCTTGGGATGCAGATACTAATTCTCCAGTATTAAGTTCTGGGGGTGGGGAAGCTGCAAACGGAACAACAACTGCAACAACAGCAAATAAATTAGTAGATAGTTCTGCAAGTTTTACAAGTACAGTAACGGTAGGAGATCAAGTAGTCAATCAAGTAGACGGTCAAACTGCTTTAGTTTCAAACGTAGATAGCGATACAACACTTTCTTTAAGTGCAGATATAATGTTAACAGGAGAAGCCTATACAATAGATAATAGTCCTTTTATAACGCAAGGTCATTATTATGTTGTAAGCGTTGGGGGGACTACTACATTAAATGGTATATCTAACTGGACTGTAGGAGACTGGGTTATAGCTGGTGCAAACAATCAATGGACTAAATTAGATCATTCACAAATAGACGGAACAGGAACAACAGGAAATTTAACTAAATGGTCAGCAACACAAGTAATAGCAGATTCAATAGTTTCAGAATCAGGAAGTGCAATTACAGTAGATGGCTCATTAAGTACAAACACTAATTTAAGTTCAACAGGTAACTTTGCAGTAAATACAGATAAATTTACAGTTGCTGCTTCAAGTGGAAATACTGCTTTTACAGGAGATTTAGCAATCAACACAAATAAGTTTACAGTAAATGCTACAACAGGAAATACTTTAGTTGCAGGAACTTTAGATGTTACAGGAAAAACAACATTTGCAGATGACATAACAATTTCAGACGGAACACCTATACTTGATTTCGAAGACACCAATAATACAGATAACAACTGGAGAATGGAAGCAAGGGGTTCTTTTGGAGGATTCTTTTTTCAATCTTTTGATAATAATTTCCAAACTGGAAGTACAGTTTTATTTGCTAAATCTAGTAATGGATATATAGGACTTGGTGGAAATACTAATCCTCAAGCAGAATTAGACATTACAGGAGGTTTAATTGCAGAAGATGTCTTTACAACAACTTCGACTGGGTCAAGTATTACAGTTTCAAGAGATGCAGTTCCAACTTCTGGAAATAGTTTAGGTAAATTCGAATTTAGTGGCGAAGATATAGATACAGGTAACCAATATGTAACTGCTCAAATAAGTGCATCTGCAGAAGCTAACTGGGCTACAAGTTCAAGAACTACCCAACTTAATTTTAATACTACAACAGGAGGTGTATTATCAAGAGCTTTAACACTAAAAGGTAACAACGATGCTGAATTTGAAGGAAACGTAGGAATTAATGATACTATTTCAGGCAACTTTACTACAAATTATGATACAAAATTATTAGTAGGTGGTGAAATAGTTGCAAGAAGTTTAACAGCGAGTGCATCAATGATTTCAATAGGTGGTGATTCTACTTCTGCATTTATTAAAGTAGGTAAACAAGATGGTTCTCAAACAGCAAGACCATTAAGAATAGAGGTAGGCACAAGTGAAGTAATGAATATAGACAGTTCTGGAAACTTTGGATTAAATGCAGAAGCTGAAAATTCAACAGGTACTTGGAGAAATTTCCAATTTGGGAGTTTAAGTATGTTTGCAAGAGCTAATAATGCAAATCCAGATGGCGGTATTGGAACAAACTTTAAGTTTACAACAGCTAGTGAAGAACAAAGAATTTCAGCACACGCAACAAGTAGAATTTGGTTTAATGATGATGTAATTAATTTCCAAAATGCAGGTACAGGAACAGCAAATTCTGCAATTACTTGGGCACAAAGAATGGTTATAGACAGTTCTGGAAACGTAGGAATTGGAGATACTTTACCCGTAACTACTTTAGATGTTAGAGGAGACGCTACGGGACAACCTGCTACTTCGGGAACTACTGTAAGCGACGGAACAAGATTAAGACTTGCATCAACAACAAGCTCAACTTTATCTGCAAGTTTAGATTTTGGTTTAGGAACTTCATCAAGAGCTTGGATACAGTCTACAAGTATAACTGATTTAAGCGACGGTAATACACTTTTATTAAATCCAAACGGAGGAAACGTAGGAATTGGAACTGATGACCCTCAAAGAATTTTGCATACATCAGGCGACCTTGTAAGATTTGATAACGCAGGAACTTCTGCTATTCTACTTTTAGATACAACAAATAATGAAGGTTATAGAATTGTAACAAACAAAGATAATGGAGCTTTTTCTATAGAAGATATGGGAACTGCTACAAGTGGTTCAGGTACAGAAAGATTGCGTATAACATCTGCGGGGGATATTGGAATAAATGCTACTGCTTCATTCAGATTTAATGGTGCAGGAGATAATACACACGCTGTAGGGTATGATTCAACTATTGATGGCTCTTTTTTACGAGGACAACTTGGAATGAGGTTTTTAACTGGAACTGGTGGTGGTTCAGAAAAAATGCGCATAACATCTGTGGGGGAATTATTAAAGGGAATACAAACTGCAGCAGGTCAAGGAACTTTAGCAGATTTTAATAGTTCTGAAATGGGTAATGGTTATATAAATTTATGTCGTGATGATACTGCTACTATAAAACAAATAAGATTTGGTAAAAATGGTAGTGAAGTTGGTTCAATCTCAACAACTGGTTCTACAACCGCATTTAATGAAACATCAGATTATAGATTAAAAGAAGATTTACAAGATTTTGCAGGATTAGATATGGTTTCTAAAATACCTGTTTACGACTTTAAATGGAAATTAGATGAAAGTAGAAGCTATGGAGTTATGGCTCACGAACTTCAAGAAGTTTTACCTCAAGCAGTTGTAGGAGAAAAAGATGCAGAAGAAATGCAAGGTGTTGATTATTCTAAAATAGTTCCTTTGTTAGTTAAGTCAATACAAGAACTAAAAGCAGAAGTAGACAAATTGAAACAAGAATGTAAATGTAAAAATTAGTATATTTATATCTTAATCATAAATTTAATAAAATGTCAAAAATTACAAAAGAAGAATTAAAAGATTTACAAGAACAACAAGGTAAGCTAAATGCTATTAAGCACGACATCGGATTGTTAAGTACACAAATCCATAGCTTAAACCATATGTATGCAGATGAAATTTCTAAACAAGCAGAATCAAAGAAATCATTAGAAGAAAAATATGGTAAAATTAACATAGACCTAAAAGATGGGTCATATGAAGAAATTAAAGAAGAAAAATAATGAGTTTACAGGATATGAAATTGTATGTATTAAATTTTTCAGCGTTTACGTTAAGCTTTACTAATATAGATATGGTATTAAAAATAATACTACTTACAGTTACAATCCTGTACACAACTCACAAATGGTATTTAATGTATGAAGAAAATAAGCGAAAACATAAGCTATAAGGAAGCAGTACGTTCCGAAACAGCAAAACGTTTAGGTATATCAAACAAACCTAAAAAAGAGCATATTGAAAATATGGAGTTAATTGCAGAAAAAATCTTTCAGCCATTAAGAGAATGGGTTAACCACCCTATAAGAATTAATAGTTTTTATAGATCAGAAGAATTAAATTCAAGAATTGGTGGTGCTATTTCATCAGCTCATAAAGACGGTTTAGCTATTGATTTAGATTCTTTAGGAGGTAAAACTAATTTAGAAATGCTTCATTACATAAAAGACAATTTAGACTTTGATATTTTAATTAATGAATATCCTAATGAAGAAGGCGAACCTAAATGGATTCACGTAAGTTGGAATAAAAAGAAAAACAGAAAACAAGTTTTAGAAATAAAACGCAAAGGCAGATACTACACTTATACAGGCGAATGTAAAAGCTGTAAATGAAAAAAGTAGAATTTGCTATAATTGAAAGGTTCGCTCTTGGCATATTAATTGGTTTTAGTTATTTGCCAGAAGATGAGCATACTGACTTTACAGAGTTAAACATTTATGTAGTATTTATAGTACTACATTTTAAATTTTATAATAATGCCGATACCTAAAAAAAAGCAAGGAGAACAACAAAAGAATTTTATGATGCGTTGTGTTCCAGAACTTATGAAATATCACAAAAAAGACCAAGCAATAGCAATGTGTTATGATGCTTTTAAAGGTTCAGTAGAATTAGAATCATATAACGATTACCCACAAGGTGCAGTAAACAACGCTAAACGTGCTTTAAAATGGGCAGAAAAAAATGGATGGGGTTCTTGTGGAGAAGCAACAGGAAAAAAAAGAGCATCACAAATAGCAAAAAAACAAAACATAACAAGAGATACTATAGCAAGAATGGCATCATTTAAAAGACATCAACAACATAAAGATGTTCCTTATTCAGAAGGGTGTGGGGGTCTTATGTGGGATGCTTGGGGAGGTTCTGCTGGTATTAACTGGGCTATAAACAAACTCAAACAAATAGATAAAAAATGAAAATATTATTATTTTTATTATTAATAGTTAGTTGTGGAACATACGACACAAAACCTAAAATACAAATTACTCACGTGTTAGCTGTAACAGAACAAGGCGATACGCTACGATTACCTATTAATATGATTAGACCTAATATTTATTACAATGTTATTTCATATCCTAATTATTCAAGATATTATGATAATTGGTATAACAATAATTGGAATCGAAATTATAGAAATAATCAACCGATTTATGTAGAAAAAAATAACAATAAAACTATTGATAAACAAAAAGTAGAAACGAAAGACATATCAAGGCTTGAGGTAAATGATAGTAAAATAAAAATGAAACAATAAATTATGGATATTATAAAACATATATTAGGAATTTGTGGAGATCATTGGCATCCTAACTTATTTACAATTTTAGCTACATTAATTATATTAAAATTAGTTTATGAAAAAAATATTAGCAAAACTTTTTGGAGGAGCAGGAGGTAGTATAGCTGAAAAAATATCTAACATTATTGATAAACATACTTTTAGTAAAGTTGAAAAAGCTCAATTTGAAAAAGAGATGGAGGAGATATTTATAAAAGCTGAACTTGATCTTGAAAAAGAAATAACAAATCGTCACGCAAACGATATGGTAAGTGATAGTTGGTTAAGTAAAAACATTAGACCAATGCTTACTATATTTTCTTTAGTTCTATATACTCTATTTGCTTTAATAGACGGAAATATAGGAGAATTTAACATAGCTAATCAGTATGTAGACTTACTTGGTCAAATAGTTATAATGAGTTTAGGGTTTTACTTTACATCAAGAGGTATAGAAAAAACAGCAAAGATCATTAAGAAATAATGGCTAAAGGTATTAATATAAACACATATAAGAGCAAATCAAGAAAGCGTAAAGGGATACACGCTAAAAGTAAAATGAGTGCCTTAAAAAGCTCTAAAAACTATTTTAAGAAATATAAAGGTCAAGGTAAATAATATTTTTATATATTTGTTTGGCTTTAAGCAAAACTTGCACAACCTAATAAAGTTGGACGGTGCTTGGAACAGGTAATTAAATTATTTCTTTTTTGTAGGCTTTTTTCTTTGTTTTTCTTTTTGTCCTTTTTCTTTTTCTTTCTTTTTAGTTATTATGAATTGTAGAAAATGTAAATACAAAATGCTATATTTAGGTAGTAATCAAAACGGTTATTATTACTTGTGTAAAAAATGCAATAACGTAATACCTACAAATGAAAAAATTAACAAGAAGTAAACTAATAAAAAAACTTGACAAAGTATTTAGTTTATATATTAGACAACGTTATGCTAAAAACGAAATAGCACAATGTTTTACTTGTGGCAAAAAAGATCATTGGAAAAAATTACAATGTGGTCATTTTCAAAGTCGTAAATATTATTCTACTCGTTGGGATGAAATTAATTGTCAAGTACAATGTGCAGGGTGCAATGTATTTAAGTATGGAGAACAATTTGTATTTGGCAAAAATTTAGATTTAGAATACGGAGCTGGATGTGCAGAATCACTTTATTACAAAGCAAAACAATTAACTAAATTTTCAAGAACAGATATTGAGGAGTTAATAAATCGTTATAATATGTTAATAAAAGAGTTAAACTAATTTTTATATTTATAGTGTTCTGTTACATTTGTCTTGTATAAAAGAGGGTTAATTTATTTTAGCCCTTTTTTTTTGCCTATTTATTAAAAAAATTGTTTATATTTATAATTCATTTAAAATTATATATATGGCAAATAATAGAACAATACCCTACGAACAACACTACGTTCAGGTAGGATTTTACCAAAACTTTATCAAAAACAAAGAACAAGAAATTAAAGACTTGAATAAGAAAAATGATTTACTTGAACAAGAAAATGAAGTTTTAAAAGCTAAACTCGAAGTTGAACATTCTAATAACTTAATGAGATTATGAACAAAGAAAAATTAGCAGAACTTTATCACAAGTACGAGTTATCTAAAGATGATTTTTTTAAACATCAACATTACACAATAATTACCAGACAAGGAATTGACAAGATTCAAGCTATAGAACAAATCTCTATAGACTATGAAGTAATTAAATGTGAAACTAACTTTGCAGTATTTAAAGCAATAGCAACTAAAAACAATAAAAAGATTATCACGTTTGGTTCTGCTTTAAAAGGTGCATCGTATAATGAAGGTAATTGTCAAAGCTGGTATGTCGCTGAAATGGCAGAAAAAAGAGCTATGTCAAGAGCTGTATTAAAACTAACAGGGTTTTATGAACTTGGAGTTTTTGGAGAAGATGAATCAGATTCATTTAAAAAGAAAACTACAAAAGAAGAACTAATAAATAAAATTAAAAACAATGGCTGAAAATATCTACAAAGAAAAAGATAATCTCAAAAAAGTTTATAAAGAAAAAGATCATCATCCATTCGAGAATCAAATTTTTAATCACTATAGAGAACAAGCAAAAGAAATAAATAAAGCTATAGAGTTATTAGTAGAACATAACTACAGAGTTATTGACCTTGAAGGCAAATGGATTACAAAAGAAAATATTAACTTAATTAAAATCAATAAATTATGAGTGCAATTATCAATGCGAGTATTAGGGTCGATAAATTACCTAAAGAAAAATTTATCAAAGGTAAAGATGGTGCGGTTTATTATAACTTAACTATTTCAGTAAATGACGATACAAGATACGGAAACAACGTAGCTTTAATGGATTCTCAAACAAAAGAAGAAAGAGAAGCTAAAGTACAAAGAAACTATCTTGGTAACGGCAAAGTAGTATGGACTAACGACATTATTAAGTTAGCTGAAAGAGAACAAGAGAATACTACAGCTCCAGTATCTAATGATTTACCATTTTAAGAAAACAAAATAAAATTTATTTTTTTGAAGGGGTTTTAAACGACCCCTTTTTTTTATATATTTATATAAATGCAATTAAGACTCGACGAACAACAAACAGTACAATATCTTGCAATGCAATCAATAGAAGAAGATTGCACAATAGATGTAAATGAAAAATTAGAATATCCTCCAGTAGCATTGTCTTTTGGAGAAACATTAATAAAAGGAAGAAATAAAGATATGCTTTTACCAATACCTTTAGGAACTTATGGAAATTTAAGCTGCGTTACAGCACCACCCAAAACAAAAAAAACATTCTTTATATCATTACTTGCTTCTGTTTATTTATCAGACAAGAATCATTTTGGAGGTAATTTGAAAGGGCATAGAAAGGGAAAACAATTAATACATATAGATACAGAACAGGGCAAATGGCATTGCCAAAGAGTATTTAAAAGAGTTGCAGAAATGGCAGGAACATCTGATGGTTATTTAACTTATGGATTGAGAAGAATAGGACATAAAGACAGAATAGAATTTATTGATTATTGTTTAGAAAATAAAGCTGAAAATAAATCTTTATTAATTATAGATGGTATTGCTGATTTAGTAAGTGATGTAAACAATATAGAAGAATCAAATGCTTGTGTACAAAAACTTATGGAATGGTCAGCTAAATATGATGTACATATAATAAATGTAATTCATCAAAACTTTGGAAGTACAAAATTAGGAACAGGACATCTTGGAAGTTTTTTAGAAAAAAAAGCAGAAACAGTAATACAATTAGAAGCAAATACAGTTAATAAAGAATGGATAACAGTTAAATGCAAAAGAAGCAGAGGTTATGCGTTTGAGACATTTAGTTTTAAGGTAAATGAAATGGAACTACCTGAAATCATTGGGGATTTATATGACCCTTTGGAAAACTAAATTATGAAAAACTACTTATCGGACATCTATAAAAAGCATCAAGTATGGATTGACATTGTTTGCTCCTTTGGCTGCAACAAAGAAACAGCAGAAGATATTACACAAGAAATGTATATCAAAATTCAAAAAAGAATAAACAAAGGATTAGATATTGATTTTGGAGATGACTATAATTATTACTATATTTTCAAGACATTAAAATCTTTGTTCCTTGATTTAAAACGCAAAGAAGCTAAAGTCAATACGTTATCTATAGACAATATGAGGGATTTTTTAGCAGACTTTGATGCAGCTAATTATGAAGAAGTCTATGCTACAATACAAAATGAACTAAACAATATGTATTGGTATGATAAAAAGATATTTGAGATCATAGAAGGTGGCGAAAGTATTGCACAACTGTCAAGAAAGTCAGGCATACCTTACTATTCACTTTATAACACATATAAAAAAGTAAAAGAAAAACTAAAAAAATTATTATGATAAAAGTTAGACAATCAAGATTAGATTATTGTGCTAATTCTGGTAATTTTTATGAAGAATTATTTTATAAAAAAGTAATTGAAAAAGGTTTTGATTATAGAAAATCTACAAATGAACAAGATTGGTATATGCACATAGATTGTTATGTTAATGGTTATGGTATAGACATAAAAGGCAATAGACATTTAGAAACTATTTGGTTAGAATATACTAATGTTAACGGGAACAATGGCTGGTTAAGAGGTAAAGCATTTTATATTGCTATGTTTATTGTAGAATTAAATTGTTTTAGTATTTATAAAAGAATCGATTTATTAAACTATATAAAAGAAAATACAAAACAAAAAACCAATAATAAAAAAGATTATTTAAAACTTTATACACGACAGAAATGGGGAAAAAAAGATGAAATTATAAAAGTTAAATACAATCATATAAAACATTTAGAATTAATAAAATTATGAAATTAGGAGACTTAATATTTTACATTACAAAATATACAGGCATTAAATGGCTTGTAGACAAATATCACAACTATATGGGAACTGAATGTAATTGCGACAAAAGACGTAAAGACTGGAATGAAATAAAAATAAAAAGATGGTAAAATTTAATAAATATGATTTCAAAGACTGGGAAAAATTTAGGCTTTCAAAAAAATCAACCATTAGTCGTGAAGAATTTAAAATGGTATGTCAGTTCCACGCAACCTATTACGATCATAAATACTTCGAACCTTGTACCTGTAACCCCAAACTAATTAATAAATGGATTAGTGAATTAAATATTGTTTGGAATAATGGGAATTGAAACAATAAAAAAGTTTGAAAAAGTATTAGTTGCTTTCTTAAATATGGATGGCTGGGATTTAGAATGGACTGGAGACGGTTTTAAACATTATGATGCTTGTGGATTCACGAAAAATGGAAATCCTTGTGTTATAGAAATGAAATTTAGAAACAAATACTATGAAGAAAAAATGTTAGAAAAATATAAATATGATGCATTAATGAAAATGGATAAAAAAGTAGTCAAGCTATATTTTGTTAATGACCCTAAAGGTAACTATTTATACTGGTTAAATGCATTAGAACTTCCAGAACCAGTAGATATGTACTGCCCTGATACTACACTATGGACTAAAAAAAGGTTACTTAAACCTGTTTACTTACTAAAAGAAAACCAAGCCACAAGAATAAATTTAAATTAAGTTATTAAATATTTTGTTTATAACTTTAATTGTTATATATTAGCTATATAATTACAACGAAGTAATTATTAAAACAAACAGACAAATGATAAATATAATAAAACACCCTAATTCTTATGAAGTTGAATGGACTGTACAAGGAAAAAAATACAAAGAATTAAGAACACAATTTTTTGCAACTCTAAAAGAAGCAAAACTATTTAAAAGATGTTTAAAAAACAGATTTAAAATAACAACAACGGGAGTTTAACAGCTCCCTTTTTTTTTGAATAAAATTATTAAACATTTTGTTTATAAACCAATTTTCATTACTTTTATTAAATGATATTACTCATAGACGCAGACAGCTTAATCTTCGCAAGTTGTTACAGAACAAGAGACGAAGAAAACGATGACCCTTACTATAGAGACATAGAAGATTCTATTGTAAAGTTTGATGAACAGTTTATGAAGATTGTAAATGATTTAGAAGAACAATACGAAATAGACAAAGTGATTACATTTAATGGAAGCAAAGGAAACTTTAGAAAAATACTAACACCAGTATATAAAGCAAACAGAAAAAAACAAGAGTTACCTCCATTACTACACGATATGCACCAATACGTTAAAGATACATACGACAGTAAATTTGTGTATGGATTAGAAACTGATGACCTTGTAGCTAAATACTGGCAAACACTATCAAATGAATTTGGAAGGGATAATGTTATGATTGTAAGCATAGACAAAGACTATAAACAATTCCCCTGCTTAATGTATAACTATCACTATAAACATAGAGTAGTATTAGACATAAGCGAACAGGAAGCATTATACAACTTTTATGAACAAATGATAGTAGGAGATACAGCAGACAACGTAAACTATTTTAAAGGTAAAGGTAAAAAGTTTGCAGAAAAATATTTTGCAGATTGCAAAAGTAAATATCAATACACTAAAAGACTATACGAATTATTTAAACAAGAATACAAAGGTAAGGCAAGACAGAAATACGCAGAATGTTATAACCTATTAAAATTAAGAAATGATTAAAGAAAACAAATGGTTTGTTCAAAACGAGATAGCAGAAAAAGTAATAGAGCTATCAGGTATTAATATATTTGAAAGATCAAGAAAAAGAGAAATAGTAGAAATGAGATCGTTATTCTTCTACATATTAAAAAACAAATTAGATATGGGATTGACTGAAATGTCAAGATACTTTGAAGATAGTGCTTCAAGTATAAACCACGCTACTATTATATGGGCATTAAAAAACTATGAACTATATAAGTCTACAAATAAAAGAATACAAGAAATAGAAGAAATGATTATTTTAAAAACTTCTATGAACATAAAAGGAATAAACAGGGAAACTTATTTAGAACTTAAATGTAAAGAACTTGAAGCAGAAATAGAAAGACTAAATACAAAACCAAATGAATCTAAAATAATAGATTTAATAAATCAAGTTCCAAAAGCAAGAGAAGGAGAATTTATTACAAGAATTGAATTAATGATTAAAGGGTGGGAATGGCAATATAGAGATAGCACAACAGCTTATGCAGGGGAATAAACTAAAAGAACAAGCCTTATTAAAAATTCAATCTAAAATTTGGGAACAAAAAAGATTGATAAAAGAATTAGAAAATGACATTGAAAAAGATAATGACATTGAATTTGAAATAGTAGAATTACAATTTAACAATGCTATTAATCAATTAGAGATATACGAATACATAAAAAAAGCAATACAGAATTATGACTAAACAAGAATTTGAAGAAACAAAAAAATATCTATTAGACATTTGTCAACAAATAATGGATGTTAAACAACCTGAATACACACAAAAGAATTTAGACATACTACACAACTTTAAATGTTCTGCAAAGTTTATAGGCATAGAACCAATGGAAGTATGGGCAGTATTTTTTAATAAACACATACAATCAATACTTGCACACGCTGGAGACCCTACTATGCATCAAGCAGAACCATTAGAAACAAGATATGCAGATGCTATTAACTATTTATTATTAGGCTTTAGCTTATTACAAGACAGACCAAAAAAAGACATAATATCAGGAACTGAATAAAATAAATATGATAAAACAATTAAAAATAACAGAATTAAAAGACTTACTTAAAGAAAAAAAATTATTAGAATTTAATAGGGAGATAAGTCAAAGGCATACAAACTCAATAATGGAAAGTATAAATCAATGTGGTTTATTAAGAGTTCCAGTAATAGGAGACATTTCAAAATTTGACAAAAGAAAATATGTTATAATAGATGGTCAACATTTATGTAATGCTCTTACTAAAATGCCAAATATGATTAATAAAAAAATAAACGTAATCATTAAGAAATATAAAAACAAAACAGATGTAATTAGAGACATTGCTAAATTAAATAATGTTCAAAAAACTTGGAATGATGAAAATTACTTAAATGCTTGGTATAAATTTGGCAGAGATAATATAGATCATTTTACTAATTATGCTTATTTATGGAACACATATAATAATATATTTGATGGTTTGCCTTGTGGATTTTTAGTAGATTTATATGCTACAAGCAAAGAATCTTTTAGGGCAGGAGAATTAGAATTTAGAGATGTACAATTTAGCGACAGGTTAGCACAAATATCTTTTATGCTAAAACAAGATTTTAACAAAGGTGCTTTTACACTTCAAGGATTAAGAAACTGGGCATTTGAAAGAAAGTTTAAGCAATTTAAAGATTTAGATTTTATAAAATTAGAATCAAGATTGAAATTATCTTTAAAAAATAATGAAGATAAAAACTGTAATGGCAGAGACGATTTTAGTGAATTTATAGATAGAATATACAAAAGAATATAGTTCCTGTCTTAATAGTTTATTAAAATAAGTTAAAAATTACGTTATATAATAAAGATTGAATAAACAATAAAAAATCAATTAATGGTAAACAAAAATGGCAATGATCAATTAAATGAAATACGTAATACATTTAATTATAAAGTATCAAAGCTCAATATTTTAGGAGAAAGTAAAAAAATTAAATGGAATAAATCTAGACGATTTAGAACAATATAATTATGGATAAACGTAAAAGCAATGGCGGTGCTAGACAAGGAGCTGGCAGACCTAAAAAAGCAGATGAATTAAAATTAATAGAAAAATTAGATGCGTTAATCGATAATGACGAGGTAATTAAAACATTAGGTAAACAAGTTTTAAATGGTGATAGTCGTGCAATGAGTTTATATTTTGGTTATCGTTATGGCAAACCAAAAGAATCGGTTGACATATCTTCATCCGATGGTTTTAATATTAATTTTAAAGACTTAATTAAATTTAAGTGATTGAAATAAATAAAAAATATTCGCCAATAGCAGAATCAAATGGCAGATATTTTATTGTTACAGGTGGTCGAGGATCAGGTAAATCATTTTCAGTCAATTTATTATTAGTATTATTAACGTATGAATCTGGACATACTATATTATTTACTCGTTACACTTTATCCTCTACATATATTTCTATTATACCTGAGTTCATTGAAAAATTAGAATTATTAAACATATTCAATGATTTTTACATAACAAAAGATGAAATTAGAAATAAACGATCAGGTAGTAAAATAATATTTAAAGGTATTAAAACCTCGTCAGGAGATCAAACAGCTAATTTAAAATCATTACAGGGCGTTACTACATTCGTTTTAGACGAAGCAGAAGAATTAACTAATGAAGATACATTTGATAAAATAGATCTATCGGTTAGACAACAATTCAAACACAATCGAGTTATATTAATTTTAAATCCAACAACAAAAGAACATTGGATATATAAACGATTTTACGAAGACAAAGGCATACAAGAAGGAACAAACGAAACAAAAGACAACATCACATATATACATACAACGTATTTAGACAATATAAACAATTTATCGAAAAGTTATATTAATCAAATAAATACAATCAAACAACGTAGACCAGAAAAATACAAACATCAAATACTTGGTGGTTGGTTAAACAAAGCCGAAGGTGTTATTTATACACGATGGAAAATAGGTAAATTTAAAAAAGCAAGTGTTAGTGTTTTTGGACAAGATTACGGTTTCGCTTCAGACGAAAATACATTATGTGAAACAAACATAGATGTTACAAACAAAACAATATATTTAAAAGAATGTTTTTACATCAAAGGTTTAACAACAACTGAAATAGCACGTTTAAATTTACAACACGCAAAAGAAAATTTAATTATTGGTGATAGTGCTGAAAAACGTTTGATATATGAATTAAAACAAAAAGGGTGTAACATAGTTGAATCAATCAAAGGTCAAGGATCAATTACATATGGCATTGCATTATTACAAGATTATGATTTAATAGTTGATGAACAAAGCATTAATTTGATCAAAGAATTAAATAATTACAGCTGGTTAGAAAAAAAATCAAATACACCAATCGACAAACACAACCATTTATTAGATGCAATACGCTATGCTGTATCATATCAATTACAAAATCCTAATCGAGGAAAATATTACATCAATTAAAAGTTATTAAATATTTTGTTAATTAAATAAATTGTTTTATATTTGTAATGTAATTGCAATGAAGCAGTTATATAAACAAAACAAAACAAATGGAAAATTATTTAGATGAAACTAAAACTTTTAAAAACTGGAGAAACGAAAATATTTCTTTTAAACCTTTTTATCATACATCAAAAAGATTGTATAGAGTGTCAAGATGTGTTAATGGTGTAATGAATGAAGTTTATGAAAATAAAGGTTATGATACATTGTTAGAAGCTTGGTATGCTTGTGAAAAACAATATAATTATTGGGTAAATTTTAACAAAAAATAATCAATAACAATGGGAGTGTAACAGCTCCCTTTTTAAAAACAAAACAAAATGAAAAATTATACTATTGATTGCACGTATTACAAAAAATCATTTAATAATATTAATGATTTAGTTGATGACATAACTTTATCAGGAATGGATCCTAATTATAATATTTTATTAAACGGAAAAAAAACAGGAGAACAATTAATTGATTTTATAACTTTTTAAAAATTAAACAAATGAATAAAAATAAAAAATTTTACAAGCATAAATTATTTGAACACACAGACGATCAAGATATAACGTGGTACGAAGTTGTATGGTTCGAAAATTACGGCACAAAAGATCAAGAAATAAAATTTAAAAACTTTGATCATAGACAACAAGCTGAAACGTTTATTAATTTAAAAATGGGTATTGGATTATTATAATAAATAAGTTATTAAATATTTTGTTAATTAAAATATTAGTCTTATATTTGAATATAATTACAACGAAGTAATTATTAAAACAAAACAAAATGACAAAAAAAAGACAATACAAAATTGCAAAAGCAACAGTAAACAAATCAGGAAACACATTGTTACAATTAAGAGAAGAAACAACTTATGGATATGCAACATACTTTGTATTTAAACATCAGTTAGAAAAAAAGATGATAGAAAAAAACTTTGAAATAATTGGCTAACAACAACAGGGAGTGTAAAAGCTCCCTTTTAAAATTTAACAAATGACAACAAAACAAATTACAGACAAATCAAATGCTCAATTAATTGGCATTGCACTTGGCACGTTATCGTGTTTAAATACATACGCAGATTTATGTCCATTACACAAACAATGGTTACAAGAATTAACAAACGTAGTAAAACAATTAGACAAAAACATATTATGAAAAACGTAAACAAACATACACGAGCTGGCAAAAACGGAAAAACAATTTATTGTCCTGAATGTAATACACCAAATAAAGTTTATCATTTCAATTGGAGTGCTATTACGTGTGAAGGTTGTACACAAATGATCGGCAAATATTTTTTTAGTTTACACCCACGACAATACAGATCTAATCAAGGTCGTAGTCCAATAAGAACAGAACAAAATTATAAAGCAATTGGTGTTTTACTTGTCATAGCTTGGACTGCAGGTATAATCCTTTTAACAATGAAATTATTATGAAAAATTATTACGAAGTAAACGGGCAACGTAGATATTATATTGCGAAACGAATTGACAAAAAACAAAACAAAGAAAATATGTTTAAGGTCGTATTATATTGTTTTATTGGTTGGTTTATATTTTATTTATCTGTATTTTTATTTCTACATTTTTTAGAAACAATTGTATGAACGCAGTAGAAAATATACATAACATTGAATTTTTAGCTAATCAAATGTTTGTGTTAGAAAAATTAAAACAATGGCAAAAAGCTAAACCAGACAATCAAGATTTAAAACAATTAATTAATAAATATTTAGAAATAACGTTTTACGTAATACGATTAGAACAAGACGCAGTTGCTAAAAATATGTTAATCAGTCAATACAGAGAAGAAAAAAATATATTAAAATTAAAATTGAGAGAATTAAAAGATGAGTGAAGCAAGATATTATATTGATCGATTATTAGATCCAGCTGAACAACCACAATACGAATGTAATGTGTGTGGTAGACCTTTACACGATGATAAAGAATATTGCAGTGACAATTGTTGGCAAGCAGATATGTTATAAAAATAGTTTGTTTTGTTTTAGTGAGAAAAGGGTGTTAGAAATAGCACCTTTTTTTTTGTAATAAATTCTTTGTTTATTTACGTTATATAAACAGGATCCTTTAAAACATATATGGAATTTAATATTAACATACCAACCAGCTTAAAAGACATAACGTTAAAACAATATAAAAAGTTTTTAAAAATACAAGACGGCATAGAAAACACTACTTTTTTACAATTAAAAATAATTGAAATATTTTGTAACGTTGATTTAAAAATAGCAAAAGCTATGCGCTACACAGACGTTGAACAAATCACAGCTGGCATATTAAAATTATTTACACAACAACCAACATTAGTAACACATTTCATAATGAATGGAGAAAAATATGGTTTCGTTCCTGATTTAGATAATATGACGCTTGGTGAATATATCGACCTTGACACATACTCAAGCGATTACGAAAACATTGAAATTGCAATGAATGTATTATATAGACCTGTAACAACTAAATTGAAAAATAAATATTTGATCGTGGATTATAATCCTGACACAAAAGATAGAATGTTAAATATGCCAATGGATGCTGTAATATCTTCAATGTTTTTTTTTCTCAATTTAAGAATAGAATTATCGAGCATTATCCTGAACTCTTCGGAGGCGAGGGAAATAGCACAACAAGTCGAATGGGACAATTTTCAATCAAATATGGATGGTATCAGTCGCTTTTTGCCTTATCTCAAGGAAACGTTGAACGAATTGAACATATCACTGAATTAAAATTTCATCAATGTTTTATGATGCTGGCATTTATGAAAGACAAAAACGAATTAGAACAACATCAAATAAAAAAACAATTTAAATGAGCCAACAAGGAATTAGAGGTTATTATCAATTAACACAAACATTAAAAGATCAATTATTAGCAGACATAAATATAAACACTGTTACGATTGGTGATATATATGACGTAAATTTAAATAAACAAGATATTTTTCCGTTAGCACATATAATTGTAAATAACGTTTTACAACAAGAACAAACATTGACGTTTAACATTAGCATTATTGCTATGGACATTGTTGATCAATCAAAAACACAAACAACAGATATTTTTACAGGTAATAATAACGAACAAGATATTTTAAATACACAACTCGCTGTATTAAATAAAGCAATACAGGTCCTAAGAATGGGAACATTATACACAGATAAATATCAACTAGACAGCGATGTTAATTGTGAACCATTTTATGACAGATTCGAAAATCAATTAGCTGGTTGGACTGCAACGATGGATATTTTAATTTATAACGATATAAAATTGTGTTAATGGATTATAAAGAATTAAATAAAGCATTAAATCAATTTGGTACATACGTTGTTACACAAGCACAATCTAATTTAAAAAAAGAAAAAATTGGTGATGGACCATTATATAATTCTATAAGTTATAATTTAATACAAGAAAAAGACGCTTTTTTGCTTGAATTTTTAATGGAAGTTTACGGACAATTCCAAGACAAAGGAGTCAAAGGAGCTGACCCTAGTTTAGTTAAAAACGGAAAACAAAAAGCACCAAACAGTCCATATAGCTATAGATCAAAAATGCCACCAATGGAACCATTACGTAATTGGGCAAAAAATAAAAACATACGTTTTAGAAACGCTAAAGGTCAATATGCTCGTGGTAGTTATCAAACAATAGGTTATTGGTTGCAAAAAAGAATATTCGCACAAGGATTAAAGCCTACGATGTTTTTTACAAAACCATTTCAAAAAGCGTTTGCATCGTTGCCAGATAAAATATTAGAACAATTTGCAATCGATGTAGAAAATCAATTAACATTAGGAATAAAACAATAAACAATGGCATTAATAGCGTTAAGAAGTCCACAATATAAATCACTAACAGCAGGAGCAGGTTCAGTATATGCTTTATGTACAATTAAAATAGGAGGGGTATTAAAATATACATTAAGAAAAGAAGCAGCACCTTCACAAGTAGTTGTTTTTGAAATAGCAGAATTATGTAGAGATTTTTTAGATATTGGGTTTGATGGCGATTATTCTCCTGCATCACCTTCACAGACATTAACAATAGAAACTGAAATAAATTCTTATAGTAATACTAATGGCATTACTGCAAGCACACAAGCTATCAATGATATTGGTTATGATGCTTACGGAACATTTATGGAGGGTGCTAATCCTGAAGTGCCTTTTGGTTCTCGACCTACTTGGGCAGTTGCTTATAACCCTAATCATACAAATATAACTGATAAATATTATGTTTTTATTCCTAAGAATATTGCAGGATTCATTCCTTATATTCAAACAAATGGTCTTTTAGGTTATCAAAGTTATGGAGCAACTGCAACGCAATTAAATAATACACCAGCAGGTATTAGAATGAATATAGTAAGAATAGATTGTACTAAATATGGAGATGGTCATAAAATTACATTTGTAAATAAATTTGGTGCTTTACAAGATTTATGGTTTTTCTTAAAATCAGTAAATACAACAACTAAAAAACAAGAGCAGTTTCAAAGAAATATTATAAACGGAACTACTTATAATGTCAATCAACATACTAAACAAGTTTTTAATACAATTGCTAATACAAGTATTACCTTAAGTTCTGGTTACTATCCTGAGTGGGCTAACCAATTTTTTGAGCAATTACTATTATCAGAAAAAGTATGGTTAACAAGACAAGACCCATTTGATATAAGCGATGAACAAGTAGTTCCTGTTAATGTTAAAAAAAGCAGTATGGTTCAA